AGCAGTATCAGCAGTTGGAGAAGTTTCACTATGTATAAACACAGATGCGGAAGAATTTCCAGTAGATTTCGTAATACTTCCAAACTTAACTAGACTTACATGCTCAAATAATGGATTGACCTATATACTAGATCTTCCACAGGATGAAGTTAAATTCTCTTTGAATGGAGATAATAACGGTCTAGCTTTAAATATAAGACAAGGGATCCTAGAGACACAGACTGTAATATCTCAAGGTAGACAACTTGAGAGTTTCTCAATTGGAAGTCCACAAAACTTCTTTATTGATAATTTCTTTGTTAATGTATATGTAAATGGAGAAAAGTGGAGAAAATATGAATCAATGTTAGATATACCAAGAGGAGCAAAGGGATATATCACTAAAACTGGAATTACAAGCGGATTAGATATATATTTTGGAAATATTTCATATGGATTAGTACCAGCACGTGGAGCTGAGATAATTGTAGAATATTTAGTAAATGAAGGACCAAGAGGAAATATTAGAACAAACGATCCAGCTGGAGTTAAATTCACATTCGAAGATACAGGATTCTCAATACTAGGTGAAGAAATAGAACTTAACGATTACGTAATTATTAACACTAATCACCCTCCGTTTTTTGGAGCAAATCCTGAGAGTTCTGAATTAACTCGATTAATTGCACCGAGAACATCAAAGAGTTTCGCACTAATTAACCCTGATCACTATGAAATTGCATTAAGAAAATTAAATATGTTCTCAATGATATCAGTTTATTTAGATGAACTAGACAGTAGAGTGTTAAATCTATTTCTAGTACCTGATATTAGAAAAACATTTAGCAATCCGCAGGATTACTTTTCTGCTGACCTTGATAGATTTGCATTAGGAAATTATCAAAAATCAGAACTCCTTAGATATATTGAAAAGGGTGGAAGTAAATTAATTGGATCCGATATTAAGTTAGTTGATCCAATTATTACTAGATATGTTATAAATACATCAGTTATTGTATTTGATGATGTCTCAATAGATATTATTAAAAATGATATTTACTCTGCACTCGGGGATTACTTTGTACAGAATACTAGAAGAAAAAGAGTTCCTAAGAGTGATCTAATTAAATTACTTGAAGATATAAGCGGAGTAGACTCAGTTGCAATTACAATAGTTGCTAAGAATAACGAGGATGCTAAAAAACTAAACTCAGATGGACCCACAATTGGATTAGATGATTTCAATGATATTATTATAGGAACACAAGAACTTCCAATAGTACGTGGAGGATTCACTGATAGATATGGAAACGAATATAAAGATGGAATATCTGAAGATTCATTAGGGGCAGTAAACATAAAAATAAATGACATAGTTCCTAGGCCAACTATGTAAATAAATAATAATATGGTAAAAGATAGCATATATAAACCAATTTTTGAGAGAAGGGAAAAGAGGTTGCACCGTGGATATGATTACAAGGATAAAATCATGGAAAACACTTTGTCTAATCAAATGTTTGGCGTAAATCCAGATCTAGATAAGTTTATCAAAAGTATAAATGACGTAGTGTACAATTGGATTGAATCAGTAAAACAAATTAAAATATTCGCAAATCCGGCAGTTGATAAGTATGAAAATAAAATTAACTAAATGTCTGACGGAAAAATTAGAAAAGAAACTCGAACCCATCTTAAGAATGAGATTGAATCTCTCTTAAGTACGATTAATTCTCAACCCAATGAAGATCTATTAATCGATAACGAACTCGCGGCTGAAACTAGAGCTCCAAGTCCATATGACTTTGAAGAAATGAGTGATGAATATACAGTTAAAGCAAAAGACATCACGGACTCTCTATTTAAGAATTTTGTAGATATTGGAATATTTGAGAAGAATGATTATGCTCGTCATAAGAAAGAACTCGATACTATTAACATATCCAATCTATTCTTTCAGTTACGAACTCTTAAAATAACCATTATGAAAGTAATGGAAGAAATTGCATCTGGAAACACACATCCTAGGTTATTAGAAGTAATGGGACAATTACAAGACAAGTTTGCCAACATTACAAAGATGCAGGCAAACTATATTCTATTCCTAGAAGATACTTATAAGAAACTTAATAGCGAGGCTCCAGCCAATCCAGATAGTGCTCACGTTGATTCAAATATAGATGAAGGACAGTTCTTTGTTTCGGTTGGAACTAAGAACGTAATGGATAACTTAAAGAGAGTAGAAGTTACTGACGCTGATCTAATTATAACAGACGATAGTTTAATTGATCCGTCCAATAAGGCACAACTGCTTAAAAACATAGACGAAGATATTACGATCGATGAAGACATAGATGAAGACTTCATAGATCTTGATGAAATAATTTAAGAATATGAAAGATATAATGTCAAGTAGTGGAACTTTCTCGTCAATAAAGGTATCGGCCATCGGTGATGGTGGGAATAGCTATATATGGACTACTGAAAAGATCGATAAGCTTGTTCATGATATTAATCAAGGGGTGGAGGACATTAGAAAACTTAAGAACTCTCCATTTAAAGATAATGATATTAATCTTAAGCGTGAAAAATTACCATTTGAATATACTAGACTTGAAATAACTGAACTTGAGAAATGTAAGTCGAGTCTATTATATTTTGTAATTAATTATTGTATTATTCAAACTCACGAGGGTAGAAAACTCGTTAGAGACATCGGAGGTCTTAGAGATTTCCAAGAGCAAATATTGCACACATACGACGAAAACAATCTAAATATATTAATGGCAAGTCGTCAAACTGGTAAGACAGTTACATCTGCGTTATATATGTTATGGTTCTTATTATTCCACCCAGAAAAGACAGCACTATGTGTCGCTGATAACTTTACGACGACGAAGGAACTTATTGAGAAATTTAAAATCGCACTTGAGGGATTACCATTCTTTATGAAACCTGGAATTGAAACAATTAACTCAAGTAACGTAAGATTCGATTCAAAATCTAGATTAGTTGGTCGTACGACGACTAAGAAATCAGGTATTGGTCTTACTGTTAACTTATTATATGTGGATGAGTTTGCTCATATTAACGAAGCTAACTTGGACGAGTTTTATAGAGCAATTTTCCCTACTGTTACTGCTGATCCGAATGGTAAAATCATATTGACATCTACACCAAATGGTAAGAATAAATTCTGGGAAATTTGGAAAGATGCAGTTGATGGAAAATCTAGATATGTTCCACTAAGAGTAGACTGGTGGCAAGTACCTGGACGTGGTGATGCTTGGAAAGAAGCAGTAATTGCCGATTTAGGTTCAGTAGAGGATTTCAACCAGGAATATGGACTACAATTCTTCTCTTCTGATAAATTGTTATTAAATTCAAGAGATCTTAAAAGATTAGAAACAATTAAGAGATCATATTCACAAGTGAATTTAATTCTAGAAGAAGATTTAGCTCATATAAATGAATATTTGTTCTTCCATAAAAATTATGAGAACAGAACATTACATGATTTTAAGAATGATTTAGATAATTATGTATTTAGTATTGATACCGCAGATGGAATTGGAGCAGATTATTCAGTTCTTAATATTTATAAAGTAGTTAGTATGCCGATACGTGAACTAATGAAAAAGAAAGAAATTGTTAAAAATGAAATGGATGCAATTTCAATAGTTCAAGTAGGATATCTAAGAAGTAATGAACTTGATATTGGAGAATTTGCAACAGCATGTGAGCATATAATATACAATGTGTTCAATCCCGAGCAAACAAGAATAGTATTAGAGCTTAATCACAAAGGAGATATTATACTTGATAGATTTAAGGAGAATGATGATTATTGGCCAGGTCAAATGGTTCATACTAAACATACACAAGCCGCAGTTAACTTTAAACCTGGATTAAGATTAGGACCATCTAATAAAATTAAATATTGTGAGAAATTCAAATACTTAGTTACAATTAATAGAATAATTCCGAACGACGAATTTACAATTACGGAACTTCAGTCGTTCGGTAGATCTAAAGGTGGAGTATATCGTGGACAAAATGGAAATGACGATTTAGCGATGACATCAGTTAATATGTCATCATTATTTGAATCGTCTCAATTCTGGGATATAGCAGTGGAAACATTCGAGAGACAATCCCCAGAATATGTTAAGCAACTTGAAGAGGATATATTTAGTATTCATAGAACCGGAGGAAAAAAGTCAGCATATGATTTTGATGAAATTAGAAGAATGAACGCGACACAAGATGGAGGAAAAGCAGTAAGCGGTAAAACCATTAAAGTAGACGTATTTAATACTGATTCATTAGCACACATGAAAAACTTACAAGACAAATTTTTTAAATCTTAATTTCAAAGTGGTATAATATACTTGCATTAATAATGCATAATAGAAACGACATGAGAAAATTACAATTCACAGGCGACGCCACTATTGAGGAAATATACGAGATTCACAAACGTGACATATATAACAATGTCTTGAAATTAATTAAAGAAAATTACCAAGATCTTGAAATAAATGAAATAGATGTGGTAAAAATATCTACACAATCAAAAGATCATGTGATTACTCTTACGAGAGATAAGTTTATTGCTAGTTTGAACCGATGCATTACATTCTTTGAACAAACGGAGGAATATGAAAAATGCCAAGTTTGCGTAAACATGATTAATGAGATTAATCAATTTAAAAAAACAACTAGCAAGAATGGGATTTGAGAAAACAAACAAAATTATTAATGAAAGAATTCAAGAAATAGCACAAAAATTCGTAGATGACTCCATAACAGAAAGGGAGAGAAACGAATTAGCTTCTCTTGTATACCCTAAATTAAGGTATCATATTTGGAAGTTCTGTATGAACAATGACGATACTGATGAAGCGTTACAATGGACGCTTAAGAAAATATTTAACAATGTTGCTAAATTTGACTTTGAAAGGGGCAGGTTTACTACTTGGATCTATACAATAGCGCGAAATGAAACGTTATATTATCTTCACATGAAGAAGCGTAATGCATTTGGTTCATTTGAAGGAATCACAGACAATACTGATGTCGGAGGATATTCAGATGTAGATAATTTTGATGATTTCGAAGAAAACTTTAACTCACTCTATGATTTAACAATTTCAGAAATATATGGAATTGAAGACACTCTATTGCAAAATATTGCAGTTGATAAAATGATAAAGAAGGAGAAAGTAAAATGCATCGCCGATAAATATTCTATTAACGAGAATACCGTTAAAACTAAACTCAGAAAAATTAGAACTGATATTAAAACCCGAGTTTTAGAAAAAAATCCTGAATTTAAGGAAACATTAAATCACATTTTTGAATTATGATACTACAAGACTACATTTACCCCAAGCGAGTGTTCAATTCACTCATTCTCGCATTAAAAGAGAAACAATACTTTAAGAAATACTCTGGTATATTAGATGACCTTGAAAGAGAGGGAAAACTTAAAACGCTAGGATTCCGAAAGGAAGACAGTATATTATATATTGGAGTTAATCTTAATCCTGAATTATTAATGTACACAGATGATTCTAAGGAATCCGTTGAATTAAAATTCGTATCAGATGCAATGAAAAAATATACCGACTTCTTACAGAATGAGGGAATATTAGATGTTATTAAAGCTGAATATGAAAGAGTATTCACCGATGATTTCTATGGATATATTGTACAAATTAAATTTGATTACAAAAAATATAAGCCATCTAAATTTAAATATGATGTTGGTTATTTTGTAACTGCTTCATTAATTACAATCGGTGGAATCATAGCAGTACTACAAAGTATATTATAGTAGTCACGAATAAATAATAAAAATATACATTGACAAATGAAAAATTTTCTAATTAAATATAAATTTCACATTATATGCTCATTACTATTTATAGTATTTATTAGATCATGTGGAAAATCAAGAGATATTAACAGACTTGAGAAAATCGAGACCAATAATATTGAAGTAGTTGACAGTTTACAAAACGTAATAGATGTAAATATGATGACTATTGATTCTATTCCGGAAATATTGAGAAAGGAAAAATTATCAATATACTTATCTCTTGATGATACAATTTCAAGAGTAGATAGAACGCCTCAATTAATGGGATTCCATGCTATAATTAAGGATAAAATAAAGGATCTTCAAAAATGATTAATTGGTTTAAGAATAATCGTGATGCCATAATTCGAAATTCATTCCTACTTCCAATATTACTGGTCGTAGTAATGTCAATTAGCCATGTTGTTAGTTGGTATGATCTAGGGAATCCAATTTCTTGGGCAATATATCTATCAGTAGCAATTGAGATATTTGCACTTGCTTCCGTATCAGCTGCATCGATTAAGATGAAACGAGGATCAATTTGGTTCTTATTCGGACTGGTTACGTTAATCCAAATTATAGGAAATATATTCTATGAGTTTAAGGATATTAATCCGACAGGTGAGAGTTTCATAGCATGGATGGAACTAATTCAGCCTCTATTCGTAGATTGGGAAGTATTAGATCATAGACGCTTTTTAGCAACAATTCAAGGTGGAACTTTACCACTTATGTCACTTACGGCACTTCACTTCTATATTAAATTCAATGATCTTATGGATTCATCAAACGGTGATGCGCCGGATGAACCCAATGACGATGATATTATTAAAAGAGCAGATAAAATCAAAATTGATAGAGTGATGGCACAGGCAGCTGAGATGGGAGAGAAGCGTAAATCAGAAATGTCAGAAGAAGAATATCAAGACATGTTAGATGATGAACCATCAGCTTTAGCATTTACTCAATATGAAATTGAAGAAGATCCTGAAGAGATTAAAGAATTAAATGAACTTGAGGAAATCAAAGAATTAGATAGAGCAGCTCAGATAGATGCTAAAATAGATGAGGAACTTAAAAAAGCATCAAGTGAACCAGATTTAATTAAACCTGAAGACGTTCACACTAAAGCTGAGATAAATAAAAATAAAGATTCACGTGAATCAACTCCAATATACTCAAAGGAGATTGATACTAAAACGGGAAAATTTACACATAAAATAATTAGACCTCATGGCGATACCTAAACTAGACAGTGTATGTAGTAATGAAGCTGGTGGTAACCAACCAGTCCTACAACTATTTGATGATAAATGTTTTAAAATAGTTGATAGAGCAAAATCAAAAACTGCATTTTGTCTCGATGACTTTGCTTTCCCAGTAGATGGAAGTTCATGTATTGAGCTTGAAGGTACAATGGACGGCGGAGAGATGACCTTATTTGATAATCAAATATTGACTGTAGGATCTCCCATGTTAGACTTAACGACAGATTCTATTTTTGTAAGAGGAGTAATGGTTAAAATTACATATCCTACAAATGATTCTAATGGAGAAGAAATAGATATAGTTGATAAAAACGTTGAAATATGGATAGAGGACGCAGAAACCTTAAATTATAAGAAACATCCATTATATAATTTATTTGTGATGTTTACAAATCCTAAGTCAAATGACCCACGTCATTTGATAAATAGAATAAAGATAGTTAATCCAAATCCTCTGTATGCGGTTTCGATTTCGGCATTAATAGTCTACGGAAAAGTAAAATAATTTATAAAAATGAATAGTTACGCAACAGAAATTATAAGTCTTGATCCAGCGTCTACTGCATCTCCTGAATTGTCATACAAGCCAGTTTACATAAACGCTGATAAAAGACAACCTGATATTACAAAAACTACTATAAAATATCAACAAGTAGGTGGACCAACCGCTGCTGATAAAATTGGTAATGCACTTGGAGCAATTTTTAAAGTTGAATTCGTAAGTGTTACTGGAATATCTGGATCTCATATTAAAATATGGGGAATTCACAATAATGATGCATCGGCGGTAGAATATCCAAAGGCATATCTAGAAGGTAAAATATTAGATTTAGTTCTTGACAAGTTTGAATTCACAGACGGATCTGGAAATCCAGTCGCAGGTGGAACATACATAATAATGGGACATAGAAAGAACACACAACCACTTCTTTAATAATGAGTAAATTAGACGAAGCTAGAGGATATAATGGGTTTCAACAAAGAGACCAAATGGCAGGGTTACCTTTCACGGGTCAATCTGGCGATTTTAATTTTGTAACCGGTAGAAGTCAATTTACACCAGGCGTTTCTATTAAACAACTTCCACTTAGTGATTTATCTCTAAACAGTGATGTAGGAATAACCGAGTTTGAGACAAACGTAAACGTTATTAGACATTATTTTAGACCTGGCATGCGAGTAAGAGGAATACTAGTCAATTCTCAATTAGATTCTGAAAATGGAAGAGTCATTATAGGAAAACTTGAAAAACTTGACATAAACAGAAGAGATCACACGATCAAAGTCTATATTAAAGATCCTGAAACATTAGAAACTCAAGAAATATACGTCGATTCAATGGAACGTCTATATGAGTCTAAATATAGAGCATTCAGTTTCTCAGAGTTCATTAACTCATAATCCAATAAATAATATTAATAGAAGGATGCAGTTTCTAAAACTAGCAGCCTCTTTTTTGATATAAGATAAAAAAATCATTTATATGATGGATGAGAACGAACAAGACGACCTTAGCAGATTAGATGCGATTGATGCGGAGCACGGAGTTAATAAGCCGATATCCGAAGCAACTGAGGTTGTAGAAAAATCCGAACCAATTACATCACTTGGAAAAGCAAGAAGTTATGAGCAACCTGAAATGTCAGCTGCTGAGGATTCCCCTTGGAAATTATTAAACCTTGACCTACTTCCATCACGTGGAATGTTTTACCCAGATGGTGTTGAATTATTAATTAAATCAGCAAAAGGTAAAGAAATTAGACACTGGTCTACTATGGATGAACATGATCCACTTGATGTTAGAGAAAAAATAAACTTTGTGCTTAATAAGTGCACTAAGTTTAAAGTTAGAGGAAATCCTAGACCTTTAAATTTTAGTGACTATTCGGACGCAGATAAGTACCACATACTATTTAGAATATATGAATTGACTTTCCCTAATCAGGAGAATAAATTAATGGCTAAACTTAGGTGTGCTAGTGCAAAATGTAAGCATGTTAATAAACTACAAGTAACTAGTAAGAACATATTAGGATTTGATATCCCAGAGGAATTATACAAATATTATAATCCTGAGGAAAAATGTTTCGTATTATATTCTCCTAAATTGGAAGAAACAATTAGATTCTATTTACCGACGTCTGGAGTAATGGATAAATTTAGAGAGAAGAAAAAAGAAGAAGAATCTGCCGGCATTGAGATAGATAAAGCATTTTACAATGTTGGTCCATATCTAGTTCCAGATTTTAGACAACTTAGTAAATCTCAAATGTCATTATTAAAACAGGACACGTTTGGATGGTCAGATCTTAAATTCACAATAATTCACAAATTCACAGAGATGTTACGAAAAGCAGCGGTCAATAGAGCGACTGGTGTATGTGAAAAGTGTAAATCCCGATTGGAGAGCTCGATTTTTTTGGGAGGAAGCTTCACTGTCAAAGATATTTTCATTGTTTCAGCTGGACTTGATGAACTTATTTGAGCTTAATGCTCGATTAGCGGTGAAGCTTAACCAAAGTTTCGACACACTTTACGAATTAGAATACATGGAATATTCACTACTACTTAATATAATTAACAAGGATATTGAGGAGGAAAATGAAAGAATTTCAGAAATTGAAAAAAGCAAAGAAGTGAGTAATGCTCCATTGCGAGTAAACTTACCAAACCACTTAAAATCCTAATAAATAATAAAAACTAGTAAATCGGTTGAGCGTAGCTAAATACATAGAGAACTATAATCAAAAGCGTAGTGAACGTATTCAGAAGAATATAGATTACGCTAATGAGAATCCATATCCGATCGATGAGCTTAACGCCCTAGAAGAGAAGTCAGTTTTCAAATTAATATTTGACGAAAATGGTAAAAACAATAGCCATTCTAAAGATTTAATTAGGTTGGCTATAAATAGAAGTAGGGATTTATATGATAGGCTTGACAGAGGATCTAAAGGATTACATAAACTGAAACAGAATGAAGATTTATTAAAAATTGATCCAAATTCAGAATTAGAATCTAGGTATTCAGCAATGATTGATGGTATTAGAACCACTAATCTAAAATTTAATGAAGTACTAGATGGAGATAATTTCGAAGAAACATACGATTACATAATGGATGGAGCCAATATTCAAGGTCTAGATGCAGACTCTGATATTGTTAAAATGGCATTTAAAGAATTGAATGGTACTGATGAAGAAGTAAATACGCTAAATCCTGATGATATAATAGATGATGCTATTGATTCTGAGGATCCACTAAATGGAGATACTAGTGAGAGTACTGAAACTGACGCGATTAGTGAAGTTACTGAAACTGCTCCAGAATTAGAACGTGAATCTACGTTAAACCCAGATGAAGTAATAATTGATGAAGCGATTAGAGATACTGAAACAGGTACTGAATCTTCTGCAATCAATCTTGAGTCCGGACTACCAGTTTATAACGAAAATGAGGAAGTTGAAACAGCTTCAACTGAAGTAGTTGAGAGTACTCCATCTGTTATAAATGATATTGATAATATAACTAATGCAACTACAAATGTAGAAAATCAAAATAGTGAAACTATTAACGGTGGAGCAGAATCAATCATTGATAGTGAGATAAATCAATCTAGTGGAGATGTTATTAGTAATTCTAGTGAATTAACTAAAACTACGCCTCCGTCAGATGCTATAAATTCATCAACTGGCGGTTCATCAGGAGGTTCAGGATATTTTGATGACGATTTGGAGGCTACATCAGCTGAGGATCTAGCATTACTTAGATCAACCTTAGGAATGAGCGATATCGATGAATCGAATAGTATTATCAATGAATTAACTGAATCCACTACTATTAACTCATCATCTCCAACACTAAACAATGAAGCAGATGCAATAATAGATGAGGCAATTGGAGATACCGAAGTAATGAAGGAAAAAATAGGTATTGATAAAAAGATAGCGCCTATCAATACTCCTAAATCAAATGAAATTGAGAAATCAAAAACAGGTGAAGGAGAAGACGTAAAATTAACAGAGGTAAAATCAGAAACTCCTACATCAGATATAACATCAACTAATACTGATGCATCATCTAATGTTACAAATAATGAAAATACTAATTCAGAAAATAACAGTGCTGGATATACAATGACAGATATGTCAGGAGTAGAAGCAAGACTTAGAAAAATAGAAATGTTATTATCAGGTCCATTAGAAGTTAAAATTGTAGAATAATGAATATTAAAAACGAAGATGTAATTGAACTTAAAAAGATAGTTAATCGCTATTCTGAGATTCACATTGAAATTAATAAATTAGAAAAGGAAATGCTATTATTAGTTGACGCTAAGAATAAAATAACATCAGAACTTACTAATTTACGAGAGACTGAAATATCTCTAATAAATAAAATAGAAGAAGATACTGGTTCAGAAATGACTCAAGCTATTCTTACAGAAATAGTAAACTCATAATATGTTAGAAAAATTAAAGAAGCTTCCGTTGAATACTATACTAATGATAGTAATCGTCGTCCTTGCTTTGTTATATTTAAAACAATGTAACCGATCATCGAATTTGAATTCAGATCTTAAAATCGCTAATATGAATCAACTTGTCCTTAATGATAGTATAACTACATATAAGGATAAAGCTGGTGATTTAACGTATCAGAAAGGCATCCTTATTGCATCAGAGAAAGAATTAAAAGATCTTAATGTAGACTTATATAATGAGGTTAAAGATCTCAAGGATAATCCTAAAGTAGTAATTAAGGAAACTATAAGAATAAGAGAGGTTCCATTTGCGGTTCCAACATACATTACTCAATATCCTAATGGATATACGGGTTTGAATTGGAAGAGAGATACAACATATAGCACTGGAAATTATCAATATCTATCAGGAGAGACCAAATTTATCTATGATTCTTTAGGTATACGAAATCCAACAACATTCATAAACACAAATGAAATTGGAATGTCATTTATAACAGGGATTAAAGAAGGTAAGGATCACTATGAAATATTCATAAAATCTGATTATCCAGGATTCACTGTTACTGATATTCAAGGAGCGATACTAGATAAGAAGATGGTTACAACTAACGAGAGTTCCGTTGTATTTGGTCCATCAATTGGATATGGAGTAGTATTTAATCCGGGTGGTAATATTAGCCATGGAGTCACAGTTGGAGTCACAGCTACTTTCAACCTAAACAAATACATTAAAAAATTATTTAAACCTTACCGTTTATAACCTAGATATGGCGACACAAAGTAGATTTATAAGTTTAACTCCATACTGTTTAGTAGAGTATATGTTTGAGCCAATAGGTTCATCTAACTTCCTAACAGATGATATCATTCTATTAAAGAATGAAAAGTCGGGCGTATATCAAATATACAACGAAGATGGATCTCTATCTACTACTCGAAACATTAAAGACCTAACTCTAACTTCAATTGGAAATAATAAAGTTGCATATCTAGATTCTGAAAAGATTCCAAATTATGTAGATTATGATGACAGTATGACTGAGACATCTCTTACTGGATATAATGTAGTATATGATAGAGTTAGATTTCACTTTATAACAGGATTTGATTTTGCAGGATTCGAAGCAATAATTCTAGGAATAATGAATAAGCAAAATAATGGAGAAAATCATTTATTTGCAAATATATTACTTGCCCCTGAAACAATTGGAGAACTAATAACATTTAATCCTAAACCATTATTCTTATCAGATTCTCAATTTGATAGATATATTGACGTATTAGTTCCTTCAATTAAAAATATAAATCAAGAGTTTGATTCTGCTCTTAATAAAGCAGTTACATTCTCTGCAGCAATTACTCCGACTACTGGAGGATATAGTGGATTTATAACAAATGCACCAATAACTATTACTCTATCTGAATGCGCTAAACGTTCTAAATTAGCAACAGACCAGAACGTTAAATATGATATATTTGAAATTACTGAAAATTACGATGCATCTGTTTCTCAAACTAATGAATTTGATAATGTTGGAGCATCAGTAGCAGAATCACCGAGTGGAGATTTCATCGAGTATTATTTAACGTGGAATGGAGGATTTCCAGAAGAATTAATTTCTATTCTAAATAAGAGAAATCCAAACGATGACTGGGTTATAATTCACCAACTTAGTATTTTTGAACAAGTAGGATCCGCATTTATAAACACATCGCGTCAAATCATATTCCAAGAGGATGATTGGGATGAGCCGTTAGTATATAGACCAGTTTTAAAAAATGCAGGGTCGGCGGTTAGTATGTCAATTGATTTATTATCTAGACTTACAAACAGGAGAAATGGAGAACAGATTATTAGAGAAGCATCGTTTGCGTTGCTATCTCCTAAGAAGTATGGAAGAAAGTTAAACGTTATTCCATTATCTGATGAACCACAATCTCAGAAAGTATACAATAAGATAATTAAAAAGGATTTTGAAGCAACTAAACTATTCATTGAACCTACATTTGCACCTGGATTCGAAGGAGATCTTCCAATTCCAAGAGTTCCACTAACAACTACTGAATATATTCCAATATTTTTCAATAATAACAATATATCGATTTCAAATAATAATGGAATGTTAAAAACCAGAGATATAGCGGATGAAATTATATTTGGGCCAGGAGCACTTAGATTCATAATGTCTCCATTTGATAACGTTATTAAACTTAAGATGTTTAATATAATCAATAAAAAGCCAGTTCCATTAGACTTAAATTTAACAGCTGCTTCTTATAGAATGACATTTGAAACACCTGAGGGGAAAGTCCAAATCCAGAACGATAACAGTGATAAGACTGAAAATTTAGCAAGTGGTGAAATATCATTTAAAGTATCTAAAGTAGATAGCTCAACAATATTTAAATCAAATGATAGAACTATGTACATCACATCGGTTTCACAAGAAGGAACTGAAACATTGATGTATACCGGAGAGTGGAGAAAACCAACTCAACAGGCGGACGTAGATGCAGCTATAAAAGCAGCAAAAGCTGCATATTCTGATATTGAAAACAGAGAAGCTAAGATCACAGATCTTGAAAATAAAATTGCCACACTAGTCGCAAACGAAGATAAAAAGAAATTTTCAATTACTAGAAATAATGTAATTAAGAAGAAAGCAGTCGCTCCTGCAGTCAATCGATATGGGATGCCAAGTCCTAATAAGATTAGAACTCAGGTTTCCAACGCAGGAATTAAGTCAAAGAACGTAGCCGTTTTCTCTAAATTAACTAAAAAGATTGAATGATACTGATAAATAATAAAAAATAATTTGCATAGGAATGAAGGATTTCGTAAACAACGTAATAAGCGAATTAAAGAATGACTCTAATTTAAATGAGAACTCTTTAGTGAAGTTAGTTATTGAATCAACTAACAAATCAATAGCTAGCAATAGCTCATATGATAATATATATTCGGAGCTTAAAAATTCTCTAGTTGGGATTAATGAGCACCTTAAGAATAAAAAGTTAAATATTATATTATCACAATTTAACAAACAGGAAAGAACACCTAATTCAATTCTAAATGAAATGAGTAAGGTAGCAGATTTATCAAGTAAGCTTTCTCTAATTAGAGAATCAAATGCTTATTCAAATCCAATTATTAGGTCTAAAGTAGATAACTACGCAAATGCACTTAATAACGGAAGCCCTGAATTCAAGTTATATCCTTCTTTCATAAGTGAATTCACACAGCATATCCACGAGAGCGCGGTTAAGAAAGCAGTTGATCAAGTGGTTAACGTTCTTGAGAATCGTGCAAATGATTTAGAAGTATTGAATACAATACATATGATGGATAATTCAAACTCTGTAACCAGAATGTATGAATCAATTTCTGCTGCTTTAAAGAAATCACTAGTTGAAAACAAATATAGTGCAGATATTATCAATTTAATGCATGGAGAATCTAATCTTCCACTTGTAACTCAATTGGTTAATAACCTTAGAATAATGGAATCATCTAAGGATGGAACATTTACATTAGGTGCTGGAACATCAGATACTAGAATACAAAATTTAATTGCTCCTGCAAAGAAGCTTACTAATGGAATCTTAACATATGCTGATGGTAGATTTATCAAGATCTCTGAATCAACTAAATTAAGTGGTAATGAATCTGAAGTTCACATCAATGAGAAATTCACAATTGCTACAATGAATCCAGAATTTGTTAAAGCAAAATTCCCTGAATTTTATAGCTTATCTGAAGCATTTGCTACATTAGGATTTAAACCGTCAGCTTCAAGAGAAGGAGTAGAAAGTAATTCTATCAGAAACTTTAAACTTGGATTAAACACTAACGAGTCTAATGGATTAGACATATACTTAAATGATAACAAAGTTGATGGACTAGATTCTATTAACTTGACTGAAGCATTAGTTATGGAAACTCCAGATGTTAAAAGCAGAGTACAATACGTATTCGAAAATCTTAACAGTATTGTTACATTTGAATTTATTAAGAATATCACTAATGATAGACTTATCTCAGAAGCTACGGTTTTTGAATTATCAGGAAACTATGTAGTATGTGATAAACCTAATTCAGCAGAAAGAGTTTGGAATAAAGTTGATGAGCATCAAATGTTTGATTTCTTTAACGAGAAATTCCAATATGACATCAGCCCAATCTTTAAATCTAAAATTGATGAGTCAATTACTGCTAAAAGAAGAGTTGAAGCTGCTAAATCAGCAATCTTAGAAAATGTAGCTAAATTAGAAGGATCAGTTAAGAAATTAAATGAGACTATTAAATCTAAGGACGTTGATCCGTCTCAAGTTGCAGAACTAGAGAAAATCAAAAGTAATATCCAAGAATCTATTTCTAAATTGAAAGAAGATTACATTAACGTTGACCTAAGTAAGGCAGGTATTAAATCACCTAAATCTAAAATTGACGAAGGAGAAATGCCAGCAGGACTTAAAGCTTACCATGACAAGAAAAAAGCTAAAAAAGACGGCAAAACGGGAGAATCTGATGACGATAAGAAAAAAGACAAAGATGCTGACAATTTAAATAAGTCACTTAGTAAACAATCTAAAAAGTTAGATTTACCAGATATAACTAAAGAAGAAAAAGAAGAAAAAGGTAAAGTAAATGAAAACTTTGACATATCAGCGCTAATGGCTAAATACGGCAAAGTACATAATTAATAACTTACACAATTTAATTAAAAGCAGATATTTATATCTGCTTTTTTTATGCATATTAAAACGGAAGTATAATTTATAGTATAATAAATTAAACTAAATTTTATATTATGGAAGCATTACTAGATTCAATGGAGGACATCAAGCAGGTCACACTGTTGTTAAAAACGGAGTTCGACATGTTTCATCTACGTTTGGCGCAGGAGCTTTATACAATATCCCGACTTATATAAGCGGATATTGTACATTTTTTCCTACTTCAATGCTAAATGAATTACATAAACTACAAGAGGATAATTGTGTAAGTCCTAGGTTGATAGTACACCCTCTGTGTGCAGTTACCACTCCATATGATTTAGCTCACAATCAAAAAATTGAAGATGATAGAGGGTCCCTTAGACACGGATCAGTTGGAGTTGGATTTGGTGCAACTATTCAACGTCAAGAAGATCATTATAAATTATTTGTACAAGATTTAGAATTTCCAAATGTAGTATGGGCAAAGCTTCAAAATATCGCAAGATATTATGGAATGAATTTTTCAGAATCAGTTATAGACCTAGAGTTAGATTCATACATGGAAGATATTAAATATGCAGTTGATCACATTGATATTATGAACTACTCAGATGTTAGAGATGAAATACGTTGGGATTTAGTTTTAGAAGGAGCACAAGGAGTTCTATTAGACCAAGATCATGGATTCTTTCCTAATGTTACTAGATCCAATACGACAACTAAGAATGCGATCGAAGTATGGTATAAACTAACAGATGGACTATATCCTGATATCTATTACGTAACTAGAACGTATCAAACTAGACACGGAGCAGGATTCATGTCTAATGAAGATTCTAGCGTGTCTGAGGCATTGATTAATAATGAAAATGAAACTAATGTAAACCATGCATATCAAGGTAATTTTAGAATTGGATCACTTGATGTTGAGATGTTAAACTATGCATTATATTGTGATCTTAATTACTCCACATCAGAATCTAAGAAACATCTAGTTGTTACATGTATGGATCAATTCCCAATATCAATTGAGACATTAAAAAGAAAATTAATTACGAAATTTGAGACTATTCATGTATCATATGGACCAGAACGTGATGATATTATTGAATACAAAGGTGAAAAAGAATTACAACTTTAGTATAATATAAATATGGCAAAAGAAAAATCAATTTTACAAGAAGCCCATGAGATCGTAAATGAACGATCTGAAGAAGCTGACAGAAATTATGGACCGTTCACTGAAGGCATGGAACGTGCCGCAATGATATTTAATGGCATGACAGGACATAATGTTTCAACTGCTGATATGTTCAAAGCGCTTATCGCATTGAAGTTCTCTCGTGAGTCTTATAATCACAAGAAAGATAATTTATTAGATGCAGTAGCATATATTCAAGGACTAGAAAATTTAGAAAATGGGAAGTAATCTAAAGGAATTAGCAGATGAACTTTTACAAGATATAAAAAATCTTGAGGGTTTTTCTTCTCCATTAATTGAATAAGAATTAGTAAATAATCTAGCAGAAAAAATTCACAATCGAATGGAGGGTAAAGATGATATTAAACAGGGTTTAATAGATATGTTTGCTCTTGGTCAAATATTTAAATCAACAGAAAATGGGAAGTAGTGAATACTCACAGCTTGCGGATAGAAATGCAGAGCAAGAAAGATTAAGAAAGGACAATACTAACGATGCGTTAGGAAATCCAATTGAATTCGGTAAAACGTACGGTTATACTCAATCTAGTAATGGATTTAGTACTGTAACAATTGGAGAAGCTATACGATTTACTCCTAAGGGATATGTAACTCTTAAACCAAGTAAGGTAGTGGGAGCAATTTACAACAGTATTCCTACTGAGAGATCAATTGGCACCATGTTAGCATCAGTTAAACCTATTCACTTATTCCCAGTAAATTAATAATATGAAGAAAATAGCACTAACATCAGTATTCGCAAATCTTACTTACAATGATCTAAATCACAGAGGTTTAGAAGCCATGTTTTTTAAGAAGATGATGGAAGAGAAAGGAGCGCAAGTTGATTGTGTAGGATATAAAAATAGAAACATGAAGGATCTTGATTTCTATCATAACTATACCGACAACGATTTCTCAGAATATGGAGCAGTTATTGTTCAATTATCTACACCTAACTTCTTTGGAGGAGTAATGGGAGAACATTGTGAAACTATTTGCAATAACCTTGCTAAATTCAAAGGAAAGATCTATTTTCTTATCAACGATCCACGTATCCCACCAATAAACTATGCACGAGTTATATCAGATAGATTCGGATTATGCATGGACTCGGTTGAAGACTGGGATAGGATAATTGAGGATGCTACGTATCTATTTGCAGGAAAGGATTTAAAACAGTTCCTTGGTCATCAGCCTAAGAACTGGCAACAGGTAGATTGGTTTACTTATATCTTTAAAGAAAGATTTACTAAGAGCAAGGACGGAGAAGGAATGGACATGCAACTATGGGAAGAAGCAGATCCTACCCTTGAAAAAGAATACGATCTAGTTTACTTTGGAGATAAGAGAGGATCATTCAGAGAAAATCAACTAAGAAAATACTTCCCATCTGATACCAAAAATTTACTAATTGGATATAAGTCAGATAAGGTTCCTGGAGATTTCATGAAGAAATTAAAGCATGAAGATCTAATGTCACAGCTTGATAAAGTAAAAGTATCATTCATTACCGGAGATGAGGAACACTTAAATAACGTCACAACATATAGATTCTACGAAACATTAGCATCTAATTGTCTTGCCGCAATCCAGATAGAATATGATCCAGAAAAATTACTTATTCAGGATCCCGTTCTAAAGGATTTACTTTACGTATCTAATCAAGACGATGTTAAGAGATTAATAGATGCATATTCTCCAGATTTAATTAATCGACAACGAGCAGAGCTTCGTAGAATATTCGACGTACAATAGTGTAAATATATTAGATGGTTGATAAAAACATCTAATGTATGTCATGTAAGAAAGACCCTCGACCGAGGGTCTTTTTTGTTTATATAGTTGAATAAATAATAAAAATAACTATACGCACATGCGCC